CCCGAACATGGGACAGAAACCATTACACCTGTGATATTGATAAAATCGTCCACTTCGTCAGGTGTAATAATCACCGTCGACTTAAAGGGCACTAACGGTTGGACCCCCTACTCTTGGCCCGAAACTTGGCAAGGTGTGATGGCTTGCCTCGGGCCATACCGTGGGTCCGCTTGGAGTGTCCGCGAGTGGGGAGGTTGAAGGTGGTAGTGCCCTTGGTGCCAGCATTGGCCTTACCGTGTCGTCTTGCCATTACTTCCTCCGTGGAGACTTGCGGACTGAGCCGCGCTTGCCGGAACGTGAGCCGGTCTTGAAGATGAGGGACTTGAAAGGCATTAGCAGGGATCGTCCTCGGGAGTATCTTGACCGTAGCGACGGTAGATATCGTTGTGGATTCGCTTTGCATGGGTCTGACCCATTTTGAGGTCGGTACCGTGCTTGGCGTCTACGGGATCACCCGTGGCGTAAATGTCAGGTACCTTGTGACCCTCGTTGGAAGCGATGACCACAGCTTCGTTGTCGGTCATCGGGCCGTCATATGTGGGCATAGCCCGAGTGTGGAGCGGTCAGGCGGGCAGGGCAAGGCGCAGACGGACACGGCGAGCGATTATGCGCTTACGCTCCCGGCCTGTCGTCCCGCCCCATATGCCATCGTCTAAGCGATGGGTCAGGGCGTATTCTAGGCAAGTGAGTTGTACGGGGCAGAAGTTACAGATTTCCCGTGCTGCTTCGGATAGGGTATGGTGGCCGTCCGGTGGGAAGAATAGGGCTTGGGGGTAGAAACGACAGGAGCCTTCATTCATCCATTCCTCGTAGGGGATGACGCGGAATTGTTGGGAGTGGAAGGGCTGGCTCATCGGGGCCACACAGCAGGACCATTCTCACCGAATCCTACCCACATGGTTGAACGACCCGACCGTCGTTGAATACGCTGTACCCGTTCTTTGGATACTGGACCTTGAAGTTCAGGTACCTGTTCGCCGTCTTCAAATACCATGACCATCCCATTCTGCCAGAGGTAAACGGAACTGACCGTCAATGACTATGACCTGTTCCTGGTCCTCTGGGCTGTCCTCTACGGGGCTGACCGGCCGCCTGGCCCGCCGCTTGGGCTTGGGCTATAGCCATTTCCTTCTGCTGCATCCGGGTGTCGATGGACTCCCAATGGGGGAAGGCGTGTTGTTCTAAGAGGGCCGGACGATCAATGGCTTGGAGGGCAAATAGAGCGTCGGCTTCTGCAATACGAGCTTGACGTGAGGTTGGGTTATCGGAACCTGCCATCACTAGCAGAGCGAACTTCATGGGAGCAATTGTCTCGTGAATTGACGGAGCGTAAAAATGCTTTGACGCCAATAGGAGAGCACTATTCTCTCCGTTGGGTCCAACTATCGCTACCTGGCGAGGAACATCGTAATTTTGAATCATCATATGCGCCAGCATCCGGTAGAGTTCGCCTAGGGTACGTTCAAGATTGCGAACCGACGACCGAATACGAACAAATCCGGCTTCCTGGGTTGCTTGGACCGTCTGTGCAGCTTGCCGCTCTTTGGGTTGTTGACCCTTCTGAACCCCTGAAAGACCGCTAATATTCTCCATACGGGATATCCAGAACTGGATAAGTTGCTGTACGTCCTGTGACATTTTGGGCGGTTCTAGCCACATGGGCTTCATACCTTGACTGTTGGCAGTCTTGGCATTGATGGAGAGGCGTTGGCCGGGACGGTTGACTATTGAGGTTCGCTCTAGACCCGAGTCCTTTACGTCTACGAAGATTGGGTTACCGACGAGTTCGACGTTTCCTTGATAACTTGCCAATAGTCTGTTGATGGCGACTTGACAAGGTGCAAGGTGAGATACGATGGGGGTCGGCCAGAATTCGCCCATTTCTTCATCAACATATCGAACATACGGGTGTCGGCTGGCTTCATAAAGATCGCGGGCGAGTTCATCGAAAAGAACAACGTTGCCTGTATAAACGACGCATCTCCACTCATCGTAGACAACTCTTTCTTCGTCTCCATGCGTCGGGTCCGTAGTCTCACGGGTTTCCTCCCAATTCTCTAGGAGCCAACAGGTGTAGACGTTGATTCCTTCTGCAAGGATTTGATCGGTAGACCTTGATGACTGTCCTGGTAAACCCCATGTGGTCGCGGTGGACCCAGGCAGATTACCCGGCATAGCCATAGGGTACTGAGAAGAAGAACTTTGGGAAGGTCGTACAATGTCGTCACCACGATTGCCATAGAGGAATGCTGCTTCAACGGAGGCAAGGTCGGCATCGGGGAATCTCCGTTGGATTTGGTCTAAGGTCATTTTCTCGACCTCAAACATATAGGTGCAGGATTCTAGGTCATGGGCATTGGCGTCAGGGTAGAAGTTCCATACGTCTACCCGCTTCATGGCAACGTTGCCTAGACCTTCCTCTAGGCCAGAGTCCCATACTGCTTTGAGGATACCGCATCCGAACTGTGCAGCATCCCATAGGGCTAGGACGATTTCCCGATCCCATGATCCATTCTTGTAGATGGACTCAAAGAGTTGTTCCATGTGTTCCGCGAGGGTGCGGAGATGTTGGGCGTAGGGATCGCCCGGTAGGGCAGCCGGTGAGACGTTTGGGGTTACTTTCTGGTCCGTCATCCAGCCGATACGGGATGAGAGGATAGGCCAGATTTCAGAGTCGGTGACATTGGGCGTCCACGGACTCTGAGTGTCCAAGGAATACTGTTTGTTGGTGGTGAGTAGGTAGTTCCGACGCCAGTGGGCTTGGTACTTCTTCTTCTCCTGGCGGGCCAGAGTGTAGAGTTCGGTCAGACGTTGGGTGAGTTCAAAGTCGTCTGTTTGGGATCGGGGTAGGGATGGGGCAGCAGTTTGGTCTAGAGTGAATGTCATTTCTTGGCCTTGTGCTGTTTGTGGGCCTCGTTATAAGTGAGTGCCCATTTGGAATCTTCGTTCTTGGGTATTCCTTTGTGCTTGATACGATCCTTGTAGAGTTCTTGGTTGGCGATGTCTACGCACTCGCTACAGAGTGTCATCGTGCCAGGTTCGTTGAGTTTCGTCCAGACCTTCTCCGGTAACGCCATGTGCAGACGGATCAGCCATCTCCGCACGGGAGAGATATTCGTAGTTATGTTCAATCCCGTTCCGTTCTGAGGCAGAATCCGATGCTTCCTTAAAGGCATCGCGGAGTTGGCGTTCGTTTGTGACGTACCCGCCTACTGAGTAGTTGAAGTGTTCAGGCATGGAAAGGCGGGCGTTGAAAGAAAAGACACGGCGCGAATCAGTACCGCAGACGGAACAACGGGGAATGTCGGTACGGGAGAATGTGACGAACGTAAGCCGACAGCCTGGACATTTCCAGAGATATTCAGCCACGGAGACTCACTATGCAGCCTCCCACGGGGGCGTGTCAAACAAATCGTGGATCGTCGGTTCGGGCGAAGCTTCGTGCGGAAGCTGGGCCTCGGTGAGCGTGGAGACTATGGCGATAGCCAGGGCCATCACACAGTCGTCGTTGAGCCGGTCGGAGGCCGGTCCCATTTCACCATTGTTGAGATAGACGTAGTTCTCCATCTCGTCATGTGTACGTTGGTCGTGTATGGTCAGTCCACCCTTTTGTGAGAGTAGGAACTTGACTTTCTCCATTGCCCAATGTTTACGTTGATAGTTCGTACTCCACCCATAAGACAGACTGAGTTTCCCTGGAGCCTTGTCCGCCCATCGGTGTTGCCAAACATCGGGGTAACCATTGTCCTGAATGACGCCGATAGTCGCGTAGCCTGGCCCTTCAATTTCACTGTTGATGAGAGCGGTGTTGTAGTAGTATCCGAGCTTCATTATCTCATGGGCGAATGGTACCGCGTCCAGATGTTGAGTGAATACCGCGACCTGCTCAAAGGTGAATCTGTTGAGAACTTGGATACACGCCGTATCACCATAGGTCGTTTTGGTTGGATCGCCCGCAACGACATACTTCGACAGAAGGGGGTCGCGTCCTGGCGACTTGAAAATAGTAAGTGGTCCGCTGCTGTCACGCACGAACTCGATTGTACCATTGTTGTTGACGAGCATACCTTGGACACCCTTCTCGATGTGGGTATGTTCGTCCAACCGTTGGAGGGGAAATACGTTCCGTCCGGTGGAGAGGAATGCTTCGTTCGGGGTACACGGGTATTCCTGTTTGAACTGATCCTCGTCACCTAGACAGTCGTTGATAATAGTATGACGCCGCCAGGCCAGTTGTCCAAGAGTGAGGCCGTAATCTCGCTGTAACTCTCGCTCGTCCCGAAGTAGATCGCGCTGTTGGAGAGTAGTAGTAGGAAAGGAATATTCCTCATGCTTGTACCAGGGGAAGAAAAGGGGGACATATTGGGAAGTTCCTTGGGTTGCTCTTGACCATTCTTCATGGAACCAGTTACCGACGCCGTTTGCCGTAGACTCTAGTATGATAATGGTGCCGTGCCTGTAAGGGACGCTCTGGTTCAGTCCCACCATAAGTCTTTCGGGTTCGTCCCAAAAAGCACATTCCGAACAGTGTACGGCATGGTAGGTAAAAGACCGCCCGCTCCCCGCATTTTTGGCAGTCGCAACTGACATAGAGGAACGAGTCTCTACCCATGATAGTGATTTGACAGTGTTGTGCTTCTCCGTGTATAGGGGGTTGAATACCCATTCTTCCCACATGAGTTTGGTCATATCGAATAGGTGTTGGGCGGCGCGTGTTTCGTGGGCGATGACTAAAGATCGAGTTCCAGGATGCAAGAAAGTCCAGTTGAACAGAGTTCCTTCCGACATTGTAGATATGCCGAGTTGTCGTCCTTTAAGGACAACAATCCGCACGGGCAGACCCAAGTTGTATTGACGTTCGATTTCTCGTCGTAGGGCGTCTTGTGCCCAGGCGAAGGGTTCGTTGAGGATGAGTCGTTCAACTTTCAAGTCCTTCTTCTGGATCGTCAGTTTCTCCGTCCACGGGACTAAATTGAGGTTCGGCATAGATTGAGGGTACCTGAGGGTCGGCTACGTTCACATCTCGGATAAGGGACTCTAGCTCACCGCGGATTCGCTCTAGGGATTGGGGGGATTCCTTCCCCAAGATCACAGACTGTCGGGATAACAACGTGGTAATGAACCTTGTCCTTGTCGCAGAGGGGGCAGACTCTAGGATAATCAAAGCGTCCTGGTATGCCCTCCACATAAGGAAATTCATTGCTTCCGATATTTCGGGAGTACCATACTTCTGTATGTTGATCGTTGATTGCAAATCCTTGATTGCTTGCGGGTCTACTTGGAATGCTTTGGCGATGGCTGTTGGGGGTACGCCGACTGCCAACAATCGGGTGCAGATGTTTTCCAACCAATAGTCGGAGTCGGTGGCTTCCCATGCTTCGGTCACTCGGGTACGAATGTCTTTCGGGTGATGGCGACTTGCAGGGCTAGACCGTAGGCATCGCCTAGGACTGTGGCATCCTCGCGATGGTTGTGGGGGACTTTGAGCGTGACTATCCAATCACCGGAGGTATTGGCGGTGAGTTTGATTATGGTTGCCTCAAACGATGTTTCCTCAAACCGTGGAGGGGTGAAGATACCCTTGTGTTCGTAATGCCGGGTTATTTTTCGGTCGTGTGTACCCTTATCTAGAGCCTTTACAGCATCGGATCGTTCTGAATCGGTGAGGTCGATTCGGGATTGCTCTCTGATCCGTTGCTGGGCGTCCCCAATACTATTTGCCACTCGGGGTTCGCTTCTTGGTATTCCCGGTTGAGTGCGTCCTGTACGTTCTTCGGCAACCCTTCTAATGTTTCGATCCCCGGTATCGGTTGCTTCTCTTGTTCTTGCTTCTCCGATTCCCGAATCTGTAGTTGTTCCTCTCGGCCTAGAAACAAATCCACCATTGTTTTCTTTGTATTCTGGCCTTCCTTCACTACCAAATCGACCATATCGGATGATACCGATTGCGTCGTCTGGTTGTTCATCCTCGTCGTATCGGTCAGAGTTTCCATAATCCGGTACATCACCCTCTCCGATGTTCTCTGAGAACGGATCGAAAGCACCGTCACCAGAGAAATCGCCGCCACCGAGAAGCACAGAATCAAGATCGTCGTCGTCATGCACCTGAATATGTTTGCAGGCTGGTGCATAGATAGCAAGAACCATTTTGTTTTAGGAAGTTTTGCTCTGACCTGGGAAAACCGCTCGGGAAAACTTCGCTCAACTAGCTAGGGCGGCGGCGCTGGGCCAAATGGGAAAAGGGCTGCTAAACGAGTTCGTTTACGTCCCAGGTCACGGGTGCTAAACCATATGGTGTACCCCCCTGGTCACACACTGGTTGCGGAGCGGAGCGAGCGTTCCTCTTTGTCACCTAATGGTAAGCGCGTTGTCACCTAATGCCTAATCGGATGACCTTACAATCGTATGTCTATCTACACTTGCACTTCAAATGCACACTGGTATATGCGAGGTACCGCTAAAGCGGCGGTATTAGGTAAATGAGAAATGAGGTAATAGCGGAAATGGATATGTCACCCGAGGAACTAATACAAAGACTTGTAGCGATTGCGGAAACGGACATTGATCCCGCATTTAACGATGGGGAACTACCGGGATCATGGCTAAGCGAATACCCTCGCCTAAGTGATAGACAGGTCAATTGCTTTGAAATGATGTTGCTAGAGGTAAAGACGTTTTGTGAGCAAGCATCATGCGGGCACGATCAATGCAAAGTCAAAGCGTTTAACGAACTAGCGGCGGAACTACAACTAATCCCTATGTCAGCGGTACTAGCCATGATTCGAGAAATAGTCATGCGGCGGACAATGGATAGTTGGAAAGATGGCTACGGTCCCGACACTATCGACGGTATAGGCGACTTTAAGTAGTTGTGTAGCGATCTAGGGACTATCGGTATCGCTATCGGTATCGGTAGTCCCGAATCGCTTGCACAATGCAAAGCGAGGTTATGAGGCTACCTAAGTCTCAGTAAGGCAGTACCGATAAACAATGCAACGAACAGAATCAGAAGTATTACGTTTGCTAGAGCAAGCGGGAGGCAAACTGTTTGCCGATGATGACATTAAGCGAACCGATGATGGGACTATGGCAATCCCTAAGTCAATGTCATTGCGGGATGCTGAACGTTTCATATATAGCAAGCGGGTAGAGCAAGAAACTGACACTAGTTTCTATCGGGAATACAAATATCGTCCCTGGGACGGTGCCATCGCTACCTATCGCGCTCTAAAGCGGGTATTTGGAAGTGTGGCGCTATCGGGTATCGGTTGGAATAGTCCCGAAATGGTCACCATACCTACGGGTACAAATGAAACTGAAGAAGTGCCCTGGGGAAATCTCACTATCCCGGTACTTCCCGAGGTTACGTTTACCGTAGGCGAATACTTCGATAGCACTTATGGGGATCTATTCCGCCTAAGTGCCTATGGTGCCCGCAAACATTCAAACGCTATTCAGGGTGTCTTTGAAATAGTGCGGGAGGAACTAGAGACAAACAGTATCTATAGAGGTAAAGCGTTTGACGGACAGTCAAAGCCTGAATTTCTGGACATTGCGACGTTTGACCGCAATAAGGTTATTTACAACGCACAAACAGAATCAGACTTGATTGCAAACCTATGGTCATTGCTTAGGTTCACTGACGAACATAGGCAGTTAGGTTTGTCTTTGAAGCGTGCGGTACTTCTATACGGTCCCTATGGCACGGGTAAAACGATGGGATCAACCGTTACCGCTCTAGAGGCTACTTCTAACGGTTGGACCTTTATACAGTGTCGTCCCGGTAAAGACGATATCGACGCGTGCATGGCTACGGCGCGTCTCTATCAACCGTCGGTAATCTTCTTCGAAGATGTTGACACTATTAGTGATCCCCAATCGTTAACTAATGATGGGATTACCCGCCTATTGGAATTGTTTGACGGTATCTCTAGCAAGCAAACCGAAATCATTGCGGTAATGACTACTAATCATCCCGAACGTATCCATAAGGGTATGTTGCGACCGGGACGGTTTAGTGCGGTTATTGAAATAGCAAACCTAGACAGAATCGGTATCGAAAGAATGATTCGGGTATTGATTGATCCCGCAAACCTTTCACCCGATACAGACTTTGATTCTGTGGCGGACGCTATGAATGGCTACTTGCCCGCATTTATTCGGGAAGCGGTAGAGCGAGCGGTTAGATATAACTTGTCTCGTAACAATGGGCGGGTATCGACCATAGGCACTAATGATCTAGTTATGGCGGCAAATGGATTGCGACCGCAACTAGAACTTATGAATAGTGCAAGCGATACCCGTATCACTGATCCATTGTCCGAAACGTTTAAGTCAATCATGGCGGAAGCTACCGCTTTGCCTATGGCGGAACTTAAAGACAATGTGGTTACTAGCCTCTCACTTTCGGAGCGACGGTTGCCTATTCGGGTAAAGAATGAACTAGACCAAATGGCGGTAGTTGATTACGATGGAGACACTATGTATCGGCTGGACAAAGACAACTAGATAACCGCTAGGTGTCTCTATTCACATTGCGAGGTATTGCCTATTGATTAGATAACCGACACACACACATATAGATATGGAAATGGGCAGGCTCTATTGAGCCTGCCCATTTCTATTTCTGTCTGTCTCGGGTACCGCCGCCGCCGCCGCTCTAGAGCCTGCCTGCCTGTCTCGGGTATCTGCCTGTGAGCGATGGTGCCTAGGTGGAATTTCGATTCTAAGGTGCCTAGCGTTAGTTCTAAGGCACTTTCTAGGTGTCTCGGGTATGGCGATATGGTCACAATCGTTTGACCTGCCTGTTTGTCCTATCGTCCCTGTTCACTATGGCAGTTGCAAGGGAACAGGGACGATCCTAGATGCGTTTCCCCAGGTCAACTATCCCGAGCTTTACCTTAAAATAACCTGAGGAATTCCCCAACCGTACCTTTTTGTTGACTTGCACAGAATCGGTTATCCCCAGGTTATCCCGAGGAGATTGCATGTTTTTTTTGAAACGTAATCGCAATGTATGACTGTGGATAAGTCCTGGTAAACTAATAGTTGTTCCACTAAGCCACCTTGCTCCGGACGATGGTGGGTCCGGACGTAGGGCGGTCGGGTTGGTGAGTCCAGGGTAGGCGGTTTTTTCCACCGAGACAAGATTAAGGCGAGGCAGCCGCGCCGTGCTAAGTCCGTGATTTATATACTGGACAACATGGCTAGTAAGAAAATGTATGTTGCAGTTGCGGCTGCAATCAAAGTGCAAGTTGATGAGAGTCGTAGGAGGGAGCGAGAGGGAGGGATGGGATCGGCAGCGATTAGTGAATTGCAAGTGTTAGGTGCATTGACGGCTGACATAGCCTATATCTTCAAGCAAGACAATCCTCGGTTCAGTTTTGAGCGGTTCGTGGATGCGTGCGGGCTATGAACGACGAGGTTGGAATTATCTATCTGTTGCATTTCGACGAGCCTCTTGGGGATATTTCTCGACCCAATATGAGTGCAAGTCATTATGTCGGATGGGCCAAGGATGGGAAGCTGGGGGACCGGCTGAACGAACACGCGCATGGGACAGGGGCCAGGATTACAAAGGCTGCTGTCGATAGGGGTATTGGTTGGTCGGTTGTGTTACTGACTGACGGTACTCGTAGCCAGGAGCGTAGACTAAAGAAGAACGGGCACCATGAGAGACGGTGCTTTATCTGTAGCCCTAAGAGTCGCCTAGCCAGGAACACAGGCTAGGATATCTAGTCCACCTTTGGGCGCGTTGACTGAGACGAGAGCGGGATGGTAGCCGGTTGGGCACATGGGACCGGGTGGCCCCGATACTCCGGTTTTCCCTGTAGGGCCAGGTGGACCCGCGGGACCCGGTGTGGTTGACGCGGGGCCGATAGGGCCAGGTGGACCCGCTGGACCCGCGGGACCGGGGGAACCGGTGCCATGAGAGCCTGTAGAGCCGGTGGCTCCGACCTGCCCCGATGCTCCCTGTGCCCCTGTAGCGCCCTGAGAGCCGCTCGCATTTTGCCCGGTACTAGGTGCCAGGGTCGTCGTTTGCGAGGCTCCTGGCGAACCCTGTGGGCCGGTTTTTCCCTGAGGGCCGGTGTTTCCGGTGTTTCCGTTGCCGGGAGGGCCAGCGGGTCCGATTGGGCCTGTGTTGCCGGTATTGCCCTTTGGACCGATGGTAGGTGTCTGTGCGCCCGAGAACGAGATTAAAGCAACTACGGCGAATATGACAGCGAATACGAATGCAATGGTGGCTTTACCCATCGGGGTCTATACCGTGTTCGGCTAACTTGATTTTGAGTTCGTGTCTATCTAGCTCAGAGGCGATACGGGCATGGCGTTCATCATTGAGCATTTGAGTGAGCGAATCTATTTCGTCTTTGGCTGCCTTACGTTCCTTTGAACGGGCTGCGCGTATTGCGAGTATGACACCGGCGATTGCAGATATGAGTGCTGCACAGCCGGTGACTATGGCTACGATGTTCACTCATGTTATGGGCGCTGTCCATGCGGCATCCCATGTGATGGGTCCGACGATGCCATCTACTCCTAGACCTTTTTCTGATTGGAATTGCCGACAGACGTTGGCCGATTGGGGACCGTATTGGTCGTCTACGGATATTGACCATCCTCTGTGGGACATTTGTGCTTGCCATGTAGAGGTTCCGTGACCGGCTGTGTAGTCAACGAGGTTTGTGCCGGGGAATGGCGGGTGTCCGGTAGAGGGTGGAGATGGTTGTGGGGGTGTCGGTGTCGGTGTACCGCCGCCCTGTGCGAGTATGAGTATGTCATGGCGCCGGTCTACACGAACGTCACAGGGACAGGCTGTGTTGTAAAAGAGTCGGTGATAGGCGAAGCCGTTAGTGCCTGCGGAGTTGGCGAGTTGGAAGGGCCAACCGTGGCGTGCATTGCCTTCTTTGTAGAGCCGGGATAGACCGTCTACCATTTCGGGGGTCATGGGTTCGGCGTATGGGGATACGTTGCATCCCTCAGTTTCCACGGAGTTGTATTGCATGTTGCCGATGTTATTGCCTGTGGCCCAGGCCGATTGAGTGGAGTCTAGGTACTGTTCTATAGTGCCGGATCGAGACACCCAAAATTGTGTAGAGACTTTGCCATTGTTAAAGGTGTTAAATAGCGAGCCGGTGGCTACTGCATGGTGAAGGACGAGTCCACGTTGAGCGGTAAGGGGACCAGAGGTTCCACCTTGAATGGGACGGTGAACGGCGCAATCGAACCAGGCCATTAGTGCCTCCCGATACCTAGCCATGTGAGTAGTGATACTGCGGCGAGAACTCCTACTTCGATTAAGAGGATTACTGTTTGAGTTGTGGTCATAATGGTCCTAAGGGGCTGGGTTGAGAGCAACACCGGAAGCACGAAGGTTGCCGGTGCCCGACGACATAGTAGAGCCACAACCAATAATGCCAGTACCACCGGCTAGCTGAAAGAACAAAGCTACAGCGAGGTTTGTGTTGGACTGTGGAACGATTGTCCAGGGAATAGAGTAGGTAACGGCGGGTTGTGACCATGTGACAGCGGCGATACTTGACATAAAACCTTGTATGTAAACGTCACCGATGGCGGGTACGTTACAGTTGGCGCTCAAACTATTGGCCGCTGCTGCCGTATTCGTTATCTGACCCACTACGGGGTTGGAGGCAGAGCGGACGTTTCGTAGGACAGCCCACACAATGTCACCGGCAGAGGCAGAGACTCCGGTAACGGTGAATGAGGTTTGACCGGCAGCGCAGTTGTAGCCGACAGCGAGGCCAGCCGAGGGGCTAGTGGTAGCTGCGGAGTAGTTCGTCCATGCGGCGGCTCCGAGGCCCGCGAATACAGGGGTGATTGACGTTCCGGTGAGAGCGTAGGCGACGACTATGCAGTCGTTCGCGGTGGTTGGGGTTGTGAGAGTGATTGTTTCGGGTGAGGCCCATGAGGCGTTCGTGTGGAGGCCCGTTTGGTTGTAGGCGGGTATGAGTGGCGATCCTGTTCTCTTGAATGAGGCGGCGACGTAGCCGGGGGATGAGCTACCGGCAAAGTTGGTTGTTAGGGTGTTCGTGCCCGCTGCCGTGGAGGCTCCTGCTTGGTCGCCGTAGCCACCCGGCTCTCCTGTTAAAGTAGTGGTGAGGCGTAGAACACCAGGAGAAGTGTAGTTAGAAGGAGCGGTGCCCGTGCCGGTGAGTCCCCAGGATAGGAGTAGATCGTTTGTAGCGTTGGTGAATAGGGTTGTAGCGAGAGAGGTAACTGAGGTACCGGAGACTCCTTCTAGCTTTTGGTCTAATCCACCGGAGTAGCCTGAGTATTCGGCCATTGCTATACAGGAGTTTGGGGACGAGCCGGAAGCTGTGAGGGTTACTGTAAGAGTGCCTGAGGTTTTGGCATAGCACCACCACATATCAATGTGCGAGCTAGTAGGGCCGACATTGAATCCGGTGTTCGTGGAGCAGATTTCGTACCAAGTGTTGGATTGAGAGTCTGTTATTGAGTTGGTACGGGTCATGTAGAAACAGGTTCCGACGATGATGAGGTTGCCTGCGGTGACCCCGGTGAGGGTACAGGTCATGGTATAAGGAGGCCCGCCCATACCGTTTGCGGTCGTGCCTTGGACATAGGCACCGGCTGGGGCAGAGGCAGGGGCTTTGGAGATTGTCTCGTACCATTGGGCGAGACTCATGCGGCATCACCCGCGAGAATCCATGTGTTCGTACCAACGTATAGGAGTGAGATGGTGGAATATTCGACACGGCATCCGGTAGTACCAGACACCCATCCTCCGGTAACTGAGGATTGGACAGCTACCCCACCAGCAGCAGCTAGTTGGATTTTGCCTGCCCCCGTTTGGGTGAGGGTGATTACGTCGCCAGCGGTCCATGCGACGGTTGCGGCAGCCGGGATTGTGATTGTGGCGGCTGTGGCTCCGTTGGAGGCTTGCTGGTGGGTGTTGGCGTCGGACAAGACGAATTGATATGCGTTGGACGTGAACGAGGTTGTCTTGACGTTGACGCGGGCTTCTACGTTTGTTATGGGGCCGGTCGGGTTGGTTACTTGGAGTGTGTTGGCGGTTGTGGTGAGCTGTGCGATTGTGCCCGATCCTGCACCGAGTTTGACCCATGACGAGTTGTTGGCGGCACCGGCTTGGTAGAGAGCAGGGGTGGAAACGTCTACACATATGTCTCCGGCACCGAAAGCTGTGACGTTGGAGTTGGGGTTACCGGCGTAGTTGAATAGGTAGGGGCAGTAATAGGAACCGCGCCCGAAGGATAGATGGGGAATATAGACGTGGTTGTTTGTCGTCTCGCCGCCATAGGTTGCCGGGTTGTAGAAGTTGACGGCGAAGGGTTGGGATACGACCGTGAAGGAACAGGTAGAACCAACTGTGAATGCGTTATCGACCTGCCACATGGAGTTGCCGAAGTAGTTGGAGTTGGCGGTGTCTCCACAGATGATTGTGGTGCCATCGGGGATGGATGCACCGTTGGCCCAATCGGTGGGGCGGGTCCATGCGCCAGAGGCGACCTGCCAGATGCCACCGTTGGCGATGACTGTTTGGTTGGTCAGAAGTACCCGGTCGCCCGCGGCGAGGGTGTAACCGTCTACCGACTGTCCGACACCTGAGGGTGGGTTAGAGGTTACCTCTGTGTTCAGGACCGAGACTACTTTGACCGGGGCGGGGAGATAGGCGGGGGTTCCTCCACCACCTGAGACTGTGCCGGGTTGCCATTGGGTACCGGACCATTGGATTACTTGGTTGGTACCGGGGAGAGTAGAAGCGAGGGGGCGTCCTTGGAGTTGGGCGACGGTCGGGTTGGGGTAAGTGCCGGAAAGGTCGCCACCGGCTGTGCCTGTTGGCGGGGCTTTGAGAGCGACAAGGTTTGTTGTGGGGCCTGTGGGGGCTGTGATACCGATGGACGAGTCCGATGACGTGATGTTGGAGACTGTACCTAGGTGTGTTTCTTCTATGTTGGTCGTGGGTCCGGTCGGTGCCGTAAGGGCGAGGGACGTTGAGGTAATGTTGGAGATGGTTCCGGTGTGGGTGTCCTTTAGGTCGGTAGCGGGACCGTTGGGGGAGGTTACGATAATGGACCCATCGGATGAACCTATATGGGAGATGAGTCCGCCACCACCACCTGTCCAGTTTGTTACGGCTAGGACGAGGGCGTCATAGAGTTCGGCCATCCCGCACGATTGGGGCATTGGACCGCCGAAGGCTTCGATGAGGGCACGGAACAGGTCCGCTATACCACCGGAGAGAGTTGTTGTGGGCATTAGGAATAGTCCCTCGCGTAGACGTGGAGTTCCATTGCTCCGTAGGTAGGGTTGGCATGGAGGATTACTTGTTGGGAGACAGCTTGGACGGCTATCTGGAAGGCGACGGTGCTATAGGGGGAGACATCGACACTACGGACGAAACGGGCAGGCCACGCGATGGGACCTTTGACCGAGATTTGTCCTGCCGTGACGGTGGAGGTGGGGGTTCCGTAGTTGTAGTTGACTATCGAGTTCCCACCTTGGGCTGCGATGTACTCCCAACAGGGACAGTCGAATACTATTTCGGCGCGTGATATGTCGGTCACGTCGAGGGTGGTGTCGAAGATGATTGTTGTTTGACCCGAAGGGATGGTTATGTCTGTGGTGACTTCTTGGTAGAGGATGGGGGAACCACCGCCCGATTGCTTTATTGCGTAGGCGAGGGAGTTGTAGAGTTCTCCGAGACCGCATGAGGTTGGGACGTTGCCTCCGAAGACGACGGTGAGGGCACGGAGGATATCCGCCTGGCCCATTGAGAGTGCGGGGGTGGGCATTTACCAGGAGATGACGACGACGAAACCGTTGCCGCCGTTGCCGCCCGCTCCCGAAGAGACTGAGGCACCGTTGGCACCGCCCCCGCCGCCGCCACCAGAGCCGAGAGAACCGGCCCCACCGGCGCCACCGTTGCCTCCCGAGTTCCCGCCCCCGCCCCCGCCGCCGCTCGCCCCGCCGGTGGTCGAGGGGAAGGCTCCGCTGGTGCCCAGAATGCCGCCGTTGGCACCGGGGCTGCCCCCGGCCGCACCGCCCAGTCCACCGAACCAACCAGCGATCTGTACGGTCTGTGATGGTGTCCCGCCGTTGCCGCCTGCGGCGGCGGCATTGGCCGCACTGACACCACCGCCGCCTGCCCCGCCGCCGACGAAGGGGGCACCGCCCGCGCCAGCACCGGCGACACCGGCGCCACCGGCGCCACCGGCGACGCCTCCAAACTGACCGGCGGCACCGCCGCCCGCGGTGACACCGTTGCCACCACCGCCCGGTGCCCCCTGGCAGAGAGTTTGGCCGCTTGCGTTGCCTCCGAAAAGTGAGCCTTGTCCGGTACCGCCATTGTTCGCCGCGCCCGACGACGCGGCGCCACCGTTGCCACCGTTGCCAACCGTGCATGACACGGTCGCCGGGAGGTCGGCGGCCAGGAAGATGATGTCGCTACGCCCGCCGCCGCCGCCGCCTGCCCCGCCGTTGGCAACGACACCGGCCGCGGAGACCGACCCGCTCGCGCCACCGCCGCCGCCGCCCTGTGCCACGACACGGACCAAGGTGACGTTGGCCGGCTTGGTCCAGGTGTGGGCGCCCGGCGTGGTGAAGGCCTGCACGTTGACGGCCGCGCCCGCGGCACCGGGACCACCTTGGCCCTGACCCCCACCGGCGAACGGCCCCGTGGCACCGAAGGGGGCCATTACTGGCGTCCGACCATGACGCTGACGATGGGGGTGCCCGTGGAGAAGGCGTAGGGCAGGTCGTTGGAGTAGACGTTCATTACCGTGGACTGGCCGGGGTTGAGGGACTGGCCGTTGGTGGCCGAAACGTCGGGACCACCGATCCAGATGACGACTGAGGCATCCTCGTTTTTGAGAGATACCGGGAGAGGGTCTACGGTGGTTCCGGCAATGTTCTTGAATGTAGTGCCAGCACCGGACCCCTGGACGAGCAGGGGGGTAGCTGTGGACGTAACGAGGGTGATCTGACGTGCAGAGAGGGCCATAGGAGGCCCACAGTGACGCTCAGGGACCGGGAGAGCCAGCCGCATCCCCGAGGGCCGCTAGGAGTCGTTCGGCCCGTACACGGCCAATGCCGGGGACTCGGGCGAGTTCGTCCGCGGTCACCGACCAGGCGATGGGGACGCCGCCGAAATGTTGGTAGATGGACCGGGCTACCTTTGGTCCGATACCGGGGAAGGATTGGAGTAGGAAAACTCCATATTCCTCATTCGTGATCTGTCCCCATGTATTGGTGACTTGCTTCGGACGCTGAATTGTCTGTGCGCGTCCGGACGAAAGGTAGCGAGATACTGTAGTAACCGTATATAGGGTGTCGCTGGGGTCTGACGAGGGGAAGAACCCAACACCGAATAGGTGGAACTTGGCGATAATGGAACGGAAAGTAGAAGTTGATAGATTGGCCTGGGTGTAATACTGTCCGTCTGTGGTGGTCGTAAAGGCAGACTCAACGATAAGGAAACTGTAGATGACCGTAGCTGATACTGATAGTTGAGAAAGTTCTTTGTAGAGTCGTCCATCTTGGAGGGATGCTAGGAGGTCAGGTATGGTCTTACGTTGGAAGCCGATGACACCGGCTTTGGTGAGGGAGAAGATATCGCAACCGTGGGACTCGGGGAGGGAGGATACCCGCCACTTATCCTCCCTCCCTTTCAGTAGGGATTGGAGTTCGTGTTCCGTTGGGGATATTAGGAGCATCCTTTAGTACCTTAACGTGGAACTCTTTGGCGTAGTTGTATTCGGGGTAGTCTATAGCCCAATCAACGGGGCGGTCGGGTTTAATCCGATCCATCAGATAATGCCATTCTCGCCATACGAGTGATTTGATCGACTTTCTTACCATTGGATATGTATTTCTTGTCGGAGACTTCTGTTATTTGACCGAGGATAGAGCGTAGACGGCGGATTTCCTCTAGGGCGTCGATAAGGGAGCGTTGCTTGGTAGTCACGATACCATCCTTACAAGGACAGGATGGAACACAACATATGTGAGAATCACCGAGACAGTTACATGATTGGTAGTGTCGCAGATGTAGAGTCTCTATGTCAAGGACCATCCTGCTACCTTTACTAAATAATCAGTGGTGAAGTTGGAGATGGGCTGACCGGAGAGTTCCTTGCGCTCCCGGTCCTTGACCGCGGTGAGGGTACGGTCGCCATTACCGTTCCTGTTTGTCAGTAATAATGTGTGGAACTGGAAGGGTAGGTCTTTCTGGCCTACGGGTTTGATTTGGTAACGGGAGAATAGGGTACGGGTCTGTGCATCCTCCTGGGGTTGCTTGTCTGAGGATAGGGTGTCTGATTTCGCGGTACAATAGAGATGGTATTTGCCTCGGTATAGGAGGTTGTTGGCCCATCGCTTATACATAGCGTTAATGACTTGCCAATCCACCCATCCGTCAAAGGCACCAAGGGATTTGGATTTCTTCTCCATTTCCTTTCGGACTTGGAGGAAATAGTCTCCTATGTCTTTGTGGAATACTTCTTCTGTGAAGTGTTCTTGGATGGCGTACCAGGCATTGGATATGAAGTCTACTATGACCCAATCACCGGGGACAGCTAATGTCTGAATACGCTTTAGGGCATGGTCGTAGTCGTCCCAATCCATAGCGGGGTAGACGATGATGTTGTCTAGGGATGGGTACCCTTCTAGCATCCGGTCTACGGCAAAGTCGGTGTCGATGGCGTAGAAGTGGGCGGGGGAGTGGGTGAGTTGGGCGAAACGGGCTATGTTGAGCCAGCCGGTGGTTTTGCCCGAGCCTGCGGGACCGTAGGTGAGTATCCGCTCAGGAGCCGTTGTCGGGGAGTGGAGAGGCACTACTCGCTTCCCTCCATTCGTTGCGCGTCTCGTCTCAGAGGCTCGCTAGGCGGGGGGCCGGACCAAACCACCAGACCCCGGCGTTCCTTGGGCACAAGGCCGAGAGAGGCCGGGTCCGCGCAGGTTGTCCCGAGAGGCCGATACGTCTTGTGACGTTCGGCTACAGAGTTACGGGTAAAGATACGCCAACAAACCGGACATTGGGCTTCAACACCTTTAGGTAGATCGGACTCGATTGCCTCTCGCATTATTTGTACGACCTTATGGGTTTGGCCACTTGGCGGAGCTTCCTTTGGGCAATCCGGTAGTTGGCCTTATGCCGTTCGATATCGGCCTCTAGTTCTCTGATGCGTTCGACGGTGGGGTCCAGCGTCAGGGCGAATATCCCTCGCCAGTCGTCCCCCAGGTACTCGGCCAGGTCCCCGCCATATGAGTTATCAAGAGCGTCCAGAACCTCATCGCTAAGCATCCCCATCGTCGCCTCCTTCGTTACTGAGGGCGGCGATGTATCGAACCACCGATTCCCAAGTCTCGGGAGTGAATAGGATGCCCTGGTGAACGTCATAGAGTGCCAAGGGGTGCGTGGTACCGCCTCCGTCACGCCACCGTAGCTTTACGAATCCACCCGGCAACCTTTCCACCCACCAGTCGCCTCCAATGTGGAACCCCTTCTCACTCATCGTCGCCTCCTTCGTTACTGAGGGCGTTGGCAGCGAGGTCCCACATGATCCTCATTCTTTTAAGGGGAGTGGCAGAGCGATGCGGCACTTGGTTGATTTCGGATAGTGCCGACCGGAGGCGGGCGACTTCAGCTTGCAGCTGATAGTTCGCTGCCTCCAGTACCTGTATACGGCCGAGCAGTTGATCCTCTCGGCGCCACCCCGTTGACTCCGCTGCTGCCTTCTCTGCCCGCAGGCGGGCGTTCTCGGCCTCGGCAACGACAGCACGCCTGCCGTACCGCTCAGCCATTGCGGCATACGTTTCTTCGTCCTCCACTGATACTTGGGGGTTGCACCCCGGTTCACCCATCGTCCCCTCCTTCGTTACTGGAGGCGGCGTTGCCCGCTTTAACCGGCATGGGCTTAACCACCTGGCGGACTCCTGACATCTGACATAAGAGGGGGATAGCCCATACGAGGGCGGAGTATTCGGCCTTGAGGTAGGAGCGGTCGGTACGGTCGGGGAGGGTGAGTATGTGTTCCATGTAGGCCATACGACGCTCTAACGTTCTTATCTTCTCAGTCGGTCCCATCATTGGTTAGGGGAGGTATCCTTGTCGGTAGTTTGGTAGAGGCGATTAGGTAGTTGCCTTCGGTGAATGGGAAGATGAATCCACAGGTGGAACACTCCATAGTAGCGTAGGTTATGTCGGGGTCTTGGAACATGCACCGTTCGTGGCACATGGGGCATGAGGCTTTGAAATAGACGTGGGCGTCGATGCCCTGGCTACGGAGAAGGGTTAGCTTCTCCGTAGCCGAGGCTACAAGTTCGTCCTTTGGGGCGTTCTCGTATTCGACCATCTAAAGTTCCTGATTTAGCTCGTTGAGTTTCTGCATCATCTCAGGGTCCATATTTCTTATTCCTTTCTGTCATCGTTGTAGAGTTCCGCTGGGGAATAGTGCCGTATGTATTCCTCTGCCGCCGACATTACTGTACCCTCTTAAGGCGTGGGGCATGGAGTTTGGACCGGGTGAGGTATTCTTTCCGGACGAGTACCTTGCGGCCTCTGCCCTTAGGGAGAGAGTAGCCCTCCGGTGTTCTATAAGCCCGCTCTATGAGGTCGCCAGTGACACGGCTCCATACGTCATACCTCTTGGTTCCACAGCGGGTGCAGCGGAATAAGAGGATGGCGGTAGAGCGTGTGGCTTTGCGCCAACGGTGGGGTGCCTCTCCGTCATAGGGGATTTCCTCCCATGAGTGGAGTAGGGCACGGCATTCGACCCATTGGGGTTTGAGTTGGTCAAGAGAGGTAGCCATTAGAACTTCCTCCCTTTTGCATACTCATGGGTCTTGACCCGGTGCATAGAGACACCATGCTTGGTAGCAAAGGTGCGCTCGCAGTCAGGGCATGGGAACGCCAAAGGGGCCAGTGTCTCACCGTTCAGGTCAACGTTCTCGGACTCACCGTACATGGCGATAAGAACGTTGATCTGCTTCAGTTTGGACCGGGCAGATTTGGCTTCCTCAATGACCCCCAATAGGCGGTCACGCTCCCGTAGGAGTTCTCCGACATTCATAGCTGGTTCCTTCCTTTCTCCGAGGGGGATTTCATCCCCCCTCGACCCCCCTACCTAAGAGGGGGGGTTCTGGGGGGGAGAATCCCCCCCGAGCATCTGCTTTACTGTCAGACCAAGGCAGATACCTCTCCACAGTTTGTCCGCATCGAGGTTCAGTTCCTTGGCTACCGTCAGTATAACAGTTTCAATCATTGACACAGCCGATATGAATAGGGGCAGTATATCGCCCTGTGCCAATCGGTACTCGTCCGTTAGCTTTGCAGCGTAGTCCGTGTTGCCCAATCGGGCAGCCGTGACTATTGCTAGCATTGCGTTTCGGGCTTCGTTTGCTTCCTTGTTACTCGTTGTACCTTCCTCCCACTGTATCATGGGGATACGGGGTTGTCAAGAGTATTTATGTTACAGTTTGGTTACAGTCTATATCTTGATCCTCGCATTCCTCTCTGTCGGTATCAGTGTGTATCCATCTTCCGGCCCACACCGACCAATAGATTGTAGCACGGCAATCCGGACACTGTGACGTATCCGCTCCGCTAGGCACTCGTCGGCTTCTTCGGTGGGGTGACTCGGATATAGGTTCCTTCACCGGGGATGATATAATCGGGATCGTGCTGCCAGTCGATATCGGCGTCGGTGAGTAGCTGTTGTGCCGCCTTTATGTTGAACCGGGCAGGCTTGTGTAGGAGGGAGACTGTGTGGCCGTCATGGGTGTACGTCGATCCCTCGGTGAGATGTTTAGCGATCTGGCCGTCCAGGTACAAACGTGCAGCCTCTAGGGTGCGTATTTTTTGGGAGAGGCTGATGCGAGCGTCCACAAGCCTCTGAGCCGCCTCTGGAACGTCCTCTCGGGGGCTGGAATCGTGGAGGTAGGGGTAGGGGCACCCGAAATCGCTGGGACACTCCTGGGGCATTTTCAGGTCCGAGTACGCCTGTTCGATATCCAACACCCGTTGTATGATTTCTTCTCGGGATACCACGATGCGGTGTGGGACGAGGGACCACCGTTCGACCTGCCATGTGCCCTTGTTGAATATGGGCATGATGAAATGATCGGTGTTACACCCGATGGCGTAGGCGGATTGTTGATAGGCATAGCGGCGGAAACCTGGATGGTCGAACTGGCGATTGTGGAATAGTTCGGCATCGTCATTGGTGAATGCCTTTACGTCCACAGGTATTTGCCTTGCGTTTCCTCCACCCCATACGATGGCGTCCACGGCACCACGGACCCATAGGGTTTTATTATTGAATGCCCCACAGTTGATTTCGATTTTGTGTTGGCGGGAATCTTCTACAAAATGGAAATCGTGGACATTTAGGAGTATGTCTAGAATGGTGGGTTCCAGGGCTGTGCCTTCGTCCATACCCCGTTGTACGATTGGGGGGAGAGGGCGACGATCCATTTCACACCGGGCAGCATACAAAGCCCTAGGGCAGCCACCGATGGCGGAAGCACGGTAGATGACGTTGTTACCTTCCAGGTACACGGCTGGTCTGTTATCACCCATATCCTATCCTCTCTCATGGATGGGGCAGTAAAGGATTGGGCAGGGGGGTTCAGGGGGGCGGCACGCCCCCCAACCCTCTGCCCCCTACCGACGACTGTGAGATGACCACCATGACTGACGATGGGGGTTCCGTCGATAGGGGGGAGAGGGCCAACCGGGTAGACAAGCGAGAACCCGGTTGGCCCCTATGGGTCGCACAGAGCGGCTAGGCTAGATGCCGCTATTAGCTCGCCTTTGCCTTGTGAGCCTGTGCAACCTTTTCCTGTGGGGTCAAGGGTGTCGGAGTCCCCTCTGCCTCAGGCTTGTTACGGGCAGCGCGAACACGCTCAGAGCGTTCGGCATGGGCCTTGGCGTTGACCTCCTGCTCTGCCTCGGAGAATCCACCCTTGTAAACGACATAGACGCCGAATCGGTCGGACTCTGGAATCTGACGTACTGCCAGTTCCCAATTCTCCTGCGGTACTGCCTTGCGGAGTCGGTCACGAACAGAGGTCATACGGGAGATGGCCGATGGCCGCTTCTCGTAATCCCACACGCGGAAACTTACACCCGCGGTGTCCTTAAGTTGGGACAGGTGCTTCTCCCACGGTTCGGCTTCCCGACCCGACCCACCGGCCCGTGTGACCTTTGGGATTTCCTCCTGAACAAAGTTGAGTTCAACTGCCATGCGCTTCTCCTGGTTCTAGTGGGCCGCTGCCCATATCTGATTCTGGTCTGCACATGCTACAGCCAATTCGTCGTCCGCCAGAATCTCGGGGTCGGAGAGTGCGGTGGAGAGGAAGGTCGCATAGTCAGGTGCGCCCTTCGCCATCGCGATTGCCTTCTCGTAGAGAGTCCCGTTGGCCGCTACTGGTACTGCTGCTTGTGCCCTAGCGGCTTGTACGACCGCTAGTGGGTCCACTATAGCAGGTTGGGTAGAGGGTTGTGACACCAATTCTTGTTGTTGGTTGTCGGTGGTGAGGCCGAGGAACCCTACTGGCATGAGTTTGTCCTGGTCAGCGATGTTACCGCCCCAATGGAGAGTACGGTTTTCCAGTTGAAGAATAAGGTCCAGCCAGATTCGGGAGTCACGGGAGCCGTACTCCCCGAGGGAGTTGGCCCGTTCGACGAGGACTTTTGCGAGTTCGGGTACCTCAAAGGCGTAGGCCAGCCACCATCCGTAGATGGAGGTTTTCATAATGTGCTGCTTCTTACGGGCGGGGTTGGAGACTGTGGTGCCGTCATCGGTCTGCCAGTCTGCGCCCCCGAGGGACATACGGATTTCCACCGGGTTCTCAGACTCGTCCGTACCGATGAGGTAGAGTAGGAGGATGCGACCGTCCATGTAGTCGGCGTTGGGCGCAAAGTACGATGAGTGGATAGAGAGGACCATATCCTCTCGGAGTCCAGAGTCTAGCTCAAAACCTGGGGGCATTTCGGGCATTTTAGGTAGCTAGTCCTTTCTTACAGGGTTGGTTGATTCCAGACGAGTGCGTCTGTCCACCACTTGGGTAGAAGGTTACGGTTACGGTGCCATACCATATCGAGGAAGTTCTTATCGAGAATGTAGGATTCGCAGTAGTCGTCGGTGGAGCGCATACCACGACCTGTCATTTGGACGAGGGAACGGATAGTACGGACTGCATACCACTGTCGTCCGCCTTTTGAATACATGCGGGCTGAGACTTGTTTGTCGCCAAGTGATGGGAATGGTATCTTACAGATAATGATAACCCGGCAGTCGTCGCCGGGGAGGTCGATGCCCCGATCCAGCGACGGTGCGAGGAAGATACCGTTAGTTCGATTAAGGTATGTATCAATCGCCCTTTGCTTTTCGCCCGCACTATGGTAAGTAACAATCCTCTTTCGGGATGAAGCTCGTAGGCTACCTTCGAGAAAGTTATTGAGGGAATACGAGACAGTATGAATGAGGATGCGGTAGGTTGGGTATCGGGCAATGACTTTGGAAATAGCATCTGCGATAAGGGGTCGGGCATGTTCCTCGTTCTTCCGAGACATTGCCGCTACAGGGTGAACGTAGATCGGGCGGCGTTCGATGGGGAAAGTGGAGGGGACGTTAACCCCGGCCCAAGTCGGCGTCAAGTGATTTTGCAAGAAGGTCATAGGCCGAGGGATTCCATGAGAACACGGAAAGAAATGGTGGTAGCCGACATTAGGAGCCAGCGGGAACAGTGTCTCCAAAGATAGTCTCGGGCGATATGGTCAACTGTGATTGGCTTGAAGGCAATGTCGCCTCTATCGTAACCAGTATAGACCCATCCTCCTGCTCGTAGGCCAGTTGAGTTATCGTTGAGTCTCCCAACATTACGGATAAGATTCTCCAAAGATTTCCTCTGTCGGATAGCGGTGGGTGTATTCCCGTGGAATCGTGAGTCACGTTGGTATATATCCTTTAGGTGTGATTCGGCGTAGACAGCCCATTCGATCCAGGCTGACTCTACCGTCTTTTTTTCCGGTGGGGCTATGTCTAGTTGCTTTGCTTTGTGTTCTGATATATGGACTTCTACGAAATGGAGTAGTGCTTCCTCTAGGAGGTCGGCTTCGTCTACTATGATGAGTTGTCTGCCGATGGGGATTGACTTGACGTAGTTTGCTTCGTGGAGAAAGTATTGGATATTGGCGCACATGAGGTCTGAACCAATGGCCGCTCGCTTGGCCCGTTCGTAGGGACAGAAGGATACGGGATCGCACCATTCACAGATGAGTTCGTCTTGGAGTCGAACCTTGGTACAGTCACCGGCGTTTATGTCAGGGTATTGGTCTGCATAGAGATGGGTGGTGTAGTTCGCACGGCCACGGATGATAGCAGCGTCGGGGAAATCTCGGAAGAACTGTTCTTGGAGGGAGAGAGAGGAACAGATGTAGATGGCACGGGCATTGAGGGATTGGCGGACGAGTTCGGCTATGAGGGTTTTGCCAGAGCCGGTCGGGGCGTCTAGGACGGCGACGGAATGACCGGACTCATAAGTGTCCAGTATGTCGGTTATGGCTTTGAGTTGGTGTGGGTAGACTTCTTCCACCCACAGGGGCAGTTGGATGGGCATTTAGCCGGATACGCGGATTTCCCGTATGCGCTCCCTAACAACCTCTCCCATACGACCCAACTCGTTCAGCATCGCCTCTGGCATAAGATTCTGGTCATAGCTAAACATACCTTCAATATCAGATAATAGTACCAACAGCGGTGCGCTTCTTCTTTCCGTAAACACAATAGCCCGATACTCGGTCTGAATATTGACGAACATTTCTTGACGGATATTCCGCTCAACCGCACGGTTAATAAGACGAGCTTGAATCCTTAGTAGACCATCCATCCCATCGGGATATCCACAGTTATACGCATCCTCAATACCCGTCCAAATAAAAGCGGTATACAAGTCAGTCAAAGAGTTTATACCAGGAAGCTCTCCAACTAGCGATTTTGCGTGTTGCCATATCTCGTTAGGCAACCGGAAGCTACAATGATGGCTACCCTTCTGTTGGTTCACTTTGCGCGCCTGTTCAGCATTCATAAAGAATCGTGGTTGAGGGATGCTATCCGGTATCATATCGTTACCGCCATCGTCCAACTCAAACCCAGGAGGCATATCAGTCACGGAGCCTTCTCCTTCTTTTCTTAATTAACGCGCAGGGTACACTTTCACTTCTTGTGTTCTTGTGTTCTGTCCCGTTAGTAACCCCCGTTGCACTACTTCCATTTCCTCAGGAACCGTGGTCTAACTCAACTTCCATCTCCCCTATCAGTTCCTCCGGTTCGCACTCAAAGAGTCGGCAGAGGGCGATAAGATGAGGGGCGGAAATCGGTTGATGCCCACGGGCATACCGGGATAAAGTATAAGGGTTAATACGAGCCGCTGCCGCAATGATATAGTTGTGTTCCGAACATTGCAGTAGCTTATACATCAGTTTGGTGATGAATACTCTGTCGCCAACTTCGCCGGGAGCGTACCGTAAACCCTTGCGGTCATGCTCTCGTCCCGGTCTGGTCACAGGCCCGCCACCTTAGGCGCGCAAGGGGGGTTGCGGTCTATTACAGTTAGATTACAAGGTAGGGAAGATTCCACCACTAAACAAAATGTAATATAAACCGGGTTACAATGGGGGATTCGGTGGGGGAGTAGCAGTCGCATACCAGGGTAGCCCTGTGGCTTTTTCGGACTCTTGGTTCATGGCAGCGATGTATGCCGGGGTCACGTTGTATTCAGTATTCAACGGGTCCGGTATGGCAGCGTTGGATGGGTACCCAGCCAGGTATGACATATCCCCTCTAGTGGCAGCTAGGTACCCTGCATTCGCCGCCTGCTTGTATCGGTCTATTTCCTCTTGTGCGGCCATCTGGCGAAGGTTCATGGGTAGAGGGGTGAACGGGATGCCCAACGCTTCAAAGACCTTCTTGGAGAAGGCACCGGGATTGGTCTGCTTCAAGTAGGCGTACTGTCCCGAGATGTTGAAGGCGGCGTCCACGGCTCCGAGTTGGGGGACGAACTGCTCCGCTACGTTCATCATTGAGCCACCGGCACCGGCTGTGTTGACCCCATAGAGGGAATTGAATGAAACGTTCGGGTACATATTCTGACCGGCGAATGAGAACTGAGGGTCTACGATTGCACCGAATCCGGTTATGGCGGGATTGAGGGATTCAAACAGTCCGGTCCATGAGGCGTAGTTGGCTGTGTCTCTTAGGGGGTCTAGAGCTTTCGTGTCCAGGGCTGTGACATTCCCGTATTGGTCGGGGTGTCCGAGGAAGGTGAGTAGGAGGATTCGCATGGGGAGGCCCGAGGGTACGTCCTGGGCCTGCATGGTTGCGAGTTGGGAGAGGATCATCGCTCGGTATGGGTGGTCGAATGGGTAGGACAGGACGTAGTTGAGAATGTGCTTTGTCCATCCGTAGAAGGGGAATACTCTAGTAAGTAGCTGTCTCTCTATGGGGGTCATGTGCCGTAGATCACCCATTGTCTTTGCGGCATTCTGCATACCTAGTTCATAGGCTAACTCAGGGGACATTGGCCGCTCTGACCGAACTTGATCGTGCATGAGTCTGTTTGTTACAGGATGATAGACGTTACGACCCTGTGCGTCTACTTGGAGTTGGCGTTCGGCCTCAGGGTTCTTTGCAGATCGGGGTACCCATTCGTCATGGTAGTATTGACGGTTTGATTTGAGGGCTTTGAGAGAACCGTCTAGGAATAGCATTGCCTCTTGGGCCTGGCGGACAATACGGGTGAATGTGAGGTTCATATTGGCCGCGGCACGGATACGGTTGCGTGCGGTGTCGTTGAGGCCCATTTTTGCTAGTCTGTCGGGGATAGCCCAATTGCGACCGGCAGAGTTCATAAAGGCGTAGTGGAGTTGAGAGGTTGCAACCCCTTCCTCAAAGGCTTGCTCGCCCTGTTCCTTAGCGTATCGTTCAAGCATCTTGGAGTAACCGGGTCCGAACTTCTCAAAGCGACCTACGGTTTTCTCGGACCACGAACCGTGGATGGCGTAGTTGACTACATCGGCCATGTAGCGTGCCATACCGATGTTTCCTCGTAGGGCCATAAGGTATGCCCCACCGAAAGCAATGTGGGCTGTATACCTAGGAGACAATCCTAGAATACTGAAACGAAATAGCTTGGTTCCTCTGTCTACGATATTCTCAGCGGGAAACTGGAACTTGGTGAATATGGAGGACCAAGCCTTGGCGTCGGATTCCCGTATGTAGTAATCACCTGTGAGTTTGGGGTGGGTGAATCCTTCTCCGAGGCCGATTGATTGGGTGGTAAACGTTTTGAGTCCGAACTTGCGGAGTCCCATTTCGATTATCGGGAGAGAAGATTGTACGACACCCGTTTCCTCTTGCCGTGCCATAAGAGCGTTGTATTCAGGCTCAAAGTAGTTACGGATGAGAGCCTGCATACCACCGGCATCTATGAGTTGGGGACGGACGTTGTTCTCAAAGATAACGTCCTGCACGTCGCGTTCGTGGGCTTCTTTCCCGGCTCGTAGGAGTCCTGCCCGAACATCATAGATGGAGGGTGTGTATCCCCATATCTTGGCGTATTGGGTACGGGGGGTTCTCTTTATGAGTCCACGAATGTAGATGTTGTATGTCGGGTCGCCACGGGATATGTCGGATACTGAACTCTCGGGAACATAGAGAGGGGCGTGTCCACGGGCACGGAGAGAGGCTTGTTGATTGAGAAGGTCGTTCTCTACTTCCTTGGATTCGGTGTAGTCGATATCGGGAAGCATGGGGTTTTCCATAGTACCCTTGTTCTCGGACACCATGATTTCCTGCATAACCCGGTCGTTTTGGCGGAGTTTGGTAAGGGTGGAGTCGGCCCATCCCTGTGCGGAAAGGACTTTATGACCACCCTCTATAGCTTGGGCGGTCTTTTCCTCCTGAGCTACCCGCTGGGAGATGGCATCGACATTGACATTCCTCCATACGGCAGGCGGGTTTTGGATGGCGTCATGGAGCCACTTTTGGGATTTCTTGTGGAGGTCCGCATGGAGTCGGGCAATCTTGGACAGTTGTTTTTCTATTGCCCTTTCCGATTGCTTACGTTGGAGAAGGTACCGTCGAATGTTGCCCACTATGTCACGCATACGGTAGATGGGACCGTTGGGGGGAATGTCCTTGAACGAGTCCCGGTTCAGCTTCTTCCAGGCGGCGTCGTAAGCGTCGAAAGCGGCGTTCCAGTCCTCCCGGCCCGCTGCCTCAAATCCGTGGGCCAGGAGGCCACCTGGGGCCATTACGTCACGGATGAGCCGGGTCGCGGTGGTAGAGACAGGGGGAGGGGGCTTGAATTGGGGGAAATCCGATTCCCAACCGGGCGTGCGGAGTTCGGGGGGGATTTCGCGAGGGGGGAGGCCCAAGAGGTTTCTAAGCATTTGGGGGTTGTTGACGGTGGCCCGGTCCCAACGCTCGCCCTCGGGCAATGTCTCTCTGAGGTTGTCATGGACATTGGCACGGGGTTCTAGGAATAGGGCACGCTTGATCGCCTCAAACATAGGGACCATCGTGTCATTGAGTTGAGACATTGCGGCGAATATGTTTCTGTCATTCGCGTCTGTCTCAAAGATCATCCCCTCTATGGGGGCTTGGGCGTCCCGTACTTTCTCTAGGGCATCCCCGACTTCTGTAACGTCCTTTTTGAGCAGACCATAGGACGATTCCCGGTCGTAGTAGGGTTCTGTCAGTATCTCGCCTGTTTGGGGATCACGCCAGGGGGTGATGAAGTTATCGGCATTGCCCGACTGCATGGAGATTTGGTGGAGTTCCTGACCGGCACTATAGGCGGCTTCTAGAGCATCCTTCATATCTTGGGGGATATTGTCATCTGCCATACGCTCGACATAGGGGCGGGTGTCGTTCTGATTCCACCGTTGGAACTGATCGTACTTCTTTAGGTCACCGTTGAACCCCATCTTGTCCATTGCAGGGGAGAGCCACTGTTCTAGATCGGTAGTGCCGACTTTGTTGGCTATCTGGACGGCTTTGAGGTTGTCGGCGTGGGACGCTCCCATACCGAACTTGTCTCGTACCGCCATCCAGAAGTCCCCTACTGAAAGTCTCGGGGCGATTTCGTCAGGGGACAGGACACCGAGTTTGGGATCATAGTGACCCTTGATACGGGCAGCTTGGATGAATGGGTGGTCGATTTTTGCGAGGAAGCTGGGGGCAGGGGTGGATTTGACGAGTTTCCCCCCGACCCTCCATATACCGGCCCTACGAAGTTCGGCAATGTTCATCCCGAGATGTTCGGCTGTCGTTGCTCCTAGGGAGGTTCGACCGACTATCTCGGAGGCGGCGCGACCAAATGGGATAATGTCTAGAAGGGAGGTTATAGGGTCGTTGGCGAGATTCTTTACTCCACCGGGGTTAAGGGCTTGGCCTATGTCGTAGACACCGGGGATCATGGAAAGAATATTCGGTTGCCCCGTTATGTCCTTGCCGAATCGGGCTTCGGCGGCTCTAGTCTGTTGTTGACCGGCGAAGGGGTCTAGGACTGTCGCCAAATCCTTTATAGGATTTATCCACGATGAGGGGTGGACTATCGTGTTCTTTACCGTATCGAAGATCGTGGGGAGTATGTGCTGTGGGGCTAATCCTACAAAGATATCCTGAGCGTTCCTCTTGGAGTTCCCTACAATGTCCTTCCAGTTGGGATTGTCCGTAGGGAGAGCGGTTGTGTAGGATAAGCCGTTGGCGGATTCGATGGCTCGGATGCGCTCGGACTGGGACATTGGCGTACCAGAGGTAAGCCGCTGTTGATCCATCTGGTAGACAGGGTAATAAGAGGAAAAGGGAATGTTGTTCGACTTCGCCCATGCTACTGTCTTTTGCCAGTTTTGGGTGAAGGTGAGGGATTCCGGTTTCTTCCCCGCCATTAGTAACCGCCGGGGTTACTAGAAGATTGGGTAGTCTGTGGGTTGAATGTGGCAGGCTGTTGAAGCTGCTGCATTTGGGAGGTCTTAGAGTTGGGGAGTCCGGTGGAGGGGTTGTACCCGATTTGGGACTCTAGGTAGGGGAGGATTGATTGGACATTGGACGGCCAGTTAGTCGTGTTGATGTTCGTTATGTTGGGGATGGTGGAGTATCCGAGGACTTGGTTCTTGCCCGCCTCTAGGACTGCTTGGAGGGTGGCGGCGTAGGGGAGGCCCGATACCATCTGTTTGCCTGCCGGGGCGAGATTACGAAAACCGGGGGCAGGTTGGTTGGTCATAGCATTTTGGAGTGCTGTGTCGGCAGCGATGACCCCCGTATTGCCCTGGGGAGACTCCTGGGCCTTGGATTGGTTCACTACGTCGGAGAAGGTCTGTCCGGTCGTGGGGGCCAGATAGGGACGGAGGTAGTTCATCTCGGCCTGGTACTCGGGTCCGAGATTCGTGAGTTCGTTGTAGTAGGGCTGGAAGGCTTGATTGAGCGTCTGTTCAAGAGTTGGGACTTTGGGGACGGTGGCGGCGAGCTTGTCGAACAGCCCACCCTTCATCGTCAGTCCGGTGCCGTACCCTGCCGGTTGCTCGGGTCCAGTCGTGGCGGCATCCTCTGTCGCCTTCTTCTTTCCCTTCCCCTTCTTCTGAGGATCACCACCGTATCCTTCATACGTCCATTGCGATTGGGGGATACCGGCCCAATGTTGTGCCCTGGCTAGTGCATCCTCGTAGGCGGCTTGACTTGCCTCACCCTTCCTATATGATGACCTTGCGGCCTTACCGATATCCTCGCCTACCTGTTTACCCGCACCGGGTACGGACTGTGCCCATCTTCCAACGGGATCGGCAACGTCACGGACGAATCCTTCACCGGCTTGGGATAGGAGGTCTGATAGTCCACTCATGTTGATGGCCTTATGTTCGTACCGGCACCTGCAATAACATTAGGCCCACCCGAGGCGAATGACAGATTGGAGAGGGCCGCTCCCGCTGTTTGGACGTTATTGAGTCCTGTCTGCGCCATTTGACTTAACAGACTTGTAATGTCCTGTTGGGCACCGACACCCGCCTGTTGGTTGGCATAGTTCAGCATGGTCATCATCTGCTGTTGGGATATCCCGTTTGCGGCAGACGAGAGGGCCAACTGTTGTTGGGCATTCTGTAGCTGCTGTTGTGAGTACCCATATCCTGAGAGTTCGGACTGTTGGCCGATTTGACTCAATGCCTGCGCCCTTGCGATATCCTGTTGGGAGAACCCGTACTGTTGCTGGATAGTGTTTATATCCCTTTTGCCACCCTCTGTCAATGTGGTACCTGAGATTGCTTGACTAGACCGGGCATTGAATAGGGCATTCTGATAAGCCAATGCGGCTTCGGCATACTGTTCGGGGTATTGCCCCTGTTGGATGCCGTACCCTTGTAGTTCAAATCCCTGCTGTGCTGCCTGCTGTGCGCCCTTCTGCTGTAGCGCCTGCCCCTGTAGATTGATACCCTGTTGGGCCAGTTGGAGGTTCTGCCCCTGGTACCCGGTCATGGCCTGGTTGTACGCCTGTGTGGCTTGTAGCTCGGGGCCTATTTGCCCTAGCTGGTTCTGCTGTAGCTGGTACTGAAACTGCCCCTCTGCCAGTTGCGGTGCAGCTTGCCCTAGCAGGGTGTTGACGATGTTGCCCGACTCCGTAGTGTAGGAGTGCTGGTTCCCGTAAATATCGGTGGAGGTTGCCTGTCCGTAGTTAGCCATCTAGATACCCCGACTTGACAGGTATGGTACAATGGTTATATGACATGCGAGATATGTGAAGGTGACCTAGACTTGAATACCCGAGTGTTCGACTCCGAGAAGATGGAGAGAGAGGTATATGTCTGTTCACGATGCTTCAAAGCCTTAGTCCGCATCGGGTTTGCAACCGATGGCAGGGGGTTTGAAGGGGGCGGCACGCCCCCTCAGTAGAGTCCATCAGACACCAACCAACTAGGCAAGGCAGCTTGTCCGGTGGTGAACGTACCTGCCTGGTCTTGGAACGTTCGGGTACTGTTCATCATCGCGACAAGTTTGTCCTCATAGGTACCTTTGAACTCCTGCCATCTCGGGTCAGCATCTTTCCGCAATGCTCTGTAGACGGCGTAATCTTCTACTACATCTTCCCATCCGGAGAGACAGTCGATGTTGGCAGAGCCGGATGCTGGGGTTACCTCCTGGTAGTAGTAGACGGTTAGGGTACCATTCTGACTCGGGACCGGATAGAGGATAATGTTCATCGTGGGTGGGACTTTCCACAATGTATAGTAGAGAGGGTATGATGCGGGCCATTGTTGGTTGATCCCCCATATCTGATCCATTTCCATGTAGCCACGGAACTCGACTGTATAGGTGAGGTTGGAGGAAGTGGGTACGAACTCTAATCTATAAATCCGGTATACGTCGATTGGGGCCGTGTATTGTTGGGTATTGATGGTGACAGGGATTTGGGCTGTGGTCCGCTTCCACTCCACCCGGCGAGCTACCTCGGCACAGCCCTGGTTGATCCAGTTAGTGAGTTCGGCGTCGGACCAGAATTGGGCCGCAGGCTCGTCCAAGAGGGATCGAACATTTGCCAGGGTGGTCGGGAGTGCGACGGCCATTTCAGAGGCTTACACGCAATCCTGTGCGGAGGTACAGGCGCACTAGGTCGTGTTGTCGATGATGAGTCCGTACTGAGCGAGCGCGGTCAGGAGGTTAGCGAGAGCGGCGTTTCCACCCTTGGCACCCGTGACCGTTATTTGGGGCCAACCGCCACTACCAAAGAAACCAATAGCCATAGTCGGTGGTGGTGTAGTACGGGCGTTGGCCTGTATCTGGAAAGCAACGTTGCCGTTAGCATCTTTGAGTTGCAACCACTGTCCACCTGAAAGAGCGCAGGTTAAAGAAGCAGGGTTCAGACTAAGCCCACCAGCAGGATTAACTTCAATATTTATCGGTCCTGTTGCACCCACACTTGAAATAATCGAAACGCCGTTTGCCGCGTTGACACCGAACACCCCACCATTGAGTCCGAACCCCGAACTGTCCGTACCGTTAACTTCAAAATCACCGGATTGAGTAAGAGAACCAGGAGAGATAGTTTGACCAGGACCAGTCAGTGAGGCGTACATTCCTCCACCTACATGCTGCGACCACGTTTCGATTGCCCGCATATCGTTGGCGTAATCGGTACCGTTGACAGATTGCTTACCCTGAGCCTTGTGCTTATGTGGGATTAGGAGTTGTTTGAGATTCGGTAGTGCGGGCATTAGTTAGACACACCCTTTCTTGCACGGATTTGGTATCCTACGTCTATAGAGTGGATGATAGGGGCAGAGGTTCCTATAGAGCCGGTGTTCCACGCATGGACTGTTAGACCCTGGATATCGAATAGCCCCTCTGCCCCTGTACCAACGTTGTAGCGGAATACGGTTGGAGAGATTCCGATACCCGAAGTGTCTGGTGATTGCCAGAGTCCACAGGATACTTGTATATGACAATTATTCGTGTTATTGGGGTCCGAGGCACGAATGACTATTTGGCGGATATCTATTACCCGGTCTGCTTCCTTTACAACGTGGATTGGTACTGATTGCCAGCGGTATTCACAGGAGCCTTGGGATGAGTCGAACATGACGAATCCAAGCCAGCCATTGGAGGATGACGATATGGCGGGTGCGGCGTACATATTGTTTCCAGGGGCACCGGGGTAATACCAGAACAGGGTGTGGGTAGGGAGTAGACCGGGTTGACCGGATTGGTCATCGGTCGGGTAGAGAACCCACCAGGAGTTCGACTCGGAGTTGTAGAGCCAGTTGTGGGAGAACAGCATCCAATCCTGCCAGGGTTCACAGTAGAACCCGAATCGGTCTGATTGGTAGGGTGCTATATCGACGTGGAAGAAGTCATCAGTGATCTGTTGGGATATCTTTGTAGAGGTATTCCCACCATTCCAGAGCCATGCGCCACGATGGTCTGAACAGTAGGCGAGTCCTTGGGGAGAGGGTGCAGCGCGACCGATGATCCATCCGGTGGGAGTGACACCGGGTACTTCGATGGCGGACGTTGGGTTGGCTATGTCACCGTAGAGGATGACCGCGCCACGTTGCTGTTTTACCAATAAGAGTTCTCCGACTGATACCGAACCCCATGCGCCGTATCCCCACGGCCATTCGGCACCGAGGACTGATTCTTGGTTACCGTAGGATTGGGAGAGGGGAGGATCGGTGTAGTTGATGTTCTCGTTGCTAGAGACACCATAGCCTCCGGTAGTGGGGTGTTGGTAGGGAACTCCGGTAAGGCAGATAACACGGGAACCGTAGGCGATTGTAAGTCCGGTTATCCCGGTGGTGCCGGGGACTACAAGGTCTTTGACACCGTAGACGGTTGGGTTGCCAGGGTCAGGGTAGACGTACAGGTGTCCGTTCGTACCATGTGGGTCGGAAGATACGGCAGCGGGGAATACGAGGAAGGGGGGTGGAGTGGGTCCACCTGTGTTGAACCGGGTCCATTGGGGATAGGGCGATCCCCATATAGCGCCAGCCACAGAGGGAGAGGTTGGGTTTGTTATAACGTTGGTGGCGAATCCGGAATATCGTTGGATTGAATAGACGTTGGCATGGTGGTTCGTACCGTCGTCGCCTTCGACCATGAGGACGACTTCATCGGGAACGGAGGGGTTGACCGCCAGCCCCGTAATGATCTGCGACGAGGCACCGCTAATTGCCCCCACGTTCCACGATCCGGTGTAGGCGGGTAGTGGGCCAAGCCCCCCGCCTCTGAGGCTGCCACAGGCCCATGTACCGCGGGGGGTGGCCGCTCCGAGGGGAGCCGGGGTGAAGGGCGCGGAAGATGGGTTGCCTTCGTTATAGGCGACATATGTGTTTGAGAAACAACCTGGGGAGAAATCGTCAATATGGACCCATTGGTATGTGTCTCTGTTAGGAGGTTGTGAGGGCATGGTTTATGTCGGGGAATGGGACCGGGCCGGGTTGGCGTTCTAGAAGGATGAACACGATGAGGTCACGGACTAGGACGAGGGAGTTTATTTGAGCGCGACGTTCCATAATCTGTCTACTCAGATCGGTAGTGTAGTATTCGGCGTCGCGGTTCTTAGCGGCGACGGATGAGCCGGGGGAAGTGGAATACGCCTGTAAGTAATCTTGTTGATGATCCGCCATAGTGGTAGCTAAGTCTGTGTATTCGGCAGACATGGCAGAAGTGATGGAACACAGTTCCAGTAGAAGATCGGTTCTCGATAAGTTGGTATATTGCGATACGTTGTGCATACATATATTAGACTGCCCTGCCCCCCGGCGGGAAACAGGGGCAGGGCAGAACTAGAGTCCTTGTTTAGTTATGACCAGGGTTGTCTCGGGATATCCTCCGGTAGTTCGTTGTCATTGTCGCCCAGGAGATGACGTTGGGCTTGTGCTTGTTTGAGTGAGTCGATTTGGGATTGTAGGTTCTCGATGAGGGTAGCTACGTCGCCGGTCTTTTGCATGTTCCGCTCAAAGCCGTAGATGTGATCGGCGTCGGGGTCGAAACAGGGTGGGACGATTTCGATGCCGTCTAAGGTTGTAATGCGGACTCGGGGTACTACGGCGGCGATTGTTTCCACACCTTGTTCGTAGACTCCATAAAATACAGAGAGCCGCATGAGTTCATTGCCTCGGGCGGGAACCATGTGGACACCTTGGGAGTCGGTTGCTTCGACGGTACGTTCGTGTTGGGAGCGTGGGTCGCCAAAGTAGAGGGCGATGACCGGCCACGGGACAATGACCTTTTCGCCCGACTCGCAACGGTAAGCGATCTTGTTGAAACGAAGTAGGTCGGTTTTACCGTCGCCGGTTGTGAGTCGGGAATCGGTTAGGTTCTCGACATAGTATTGCAGGCCCGTATCAAGGATGACTTCTGAGGAACGGGGCAGTATGGTGGAAGCCATTTGTTCCTTTCTACATCTTGCAGACGTAAATCCAAGCGGTCCCTGCACCGGCGATGGTTTGGAGACAGATGCCGAGTCCCTGTCCGACTGCCGGGGCGGTGCCCGTTGTGGCAAGGGAGCCAGCCGTACCGGACTGAATGACGTACTGACCTGCCGTGGTGGCAGCGGCGAATGTGGCCTGGATGAGTCCTTCGATTACCACAGTGACAAGGGCACCGATCTGGTAGCCGCCAGTCGGTGCGTTGGTAGCGATGCCGACAATGTAGCTCGTAGCGGCAGTACCGAGGATAGTGACCTGGGGAGTACCACCAGCGGATACCGCTGCAAGCTGCACACCCTGACCGTTTTGGAGAACCGCGGCTGTCTGAGCCGTGATGGTCTGAATGCTCCCAACGGCAGGAGTCTCACCGAACAGGGCGAGTGGGTTTTCGATTAGGTTTACTGGCATGATTCTCCTTAGGCGGCGATGGCCGTAAATTTCCCTTGTCTTTGGACATTACTGAGAACCAAGTTGCCGGCCCAAAGGAGTAGGGCGGTCATGGCGTCCTGGTTGACAGGTGTTTGGAAATCCTGTAGGTGGAAATCTGCCCTACTGGCCGTAACCACTTGAACATAATCTTCGTTCAGGAAGTAGATGTTACCGGATGAGCCGGACGTGGGAATGTGTGAGTCAACAAGCCAGGGTACTCCGGAGAATAGGAGGTTTTCAAAACCTGCCTGGGCAAGTTGCATATCTTTCCCGCCTGGTTGTACCGGGAACTGCTGTGGTGTCAGGTTCAGGTTCCAGTAGCGATTGTAGTTCGCTTGGGTAGAGAAGATGATCGTGGGTGACCGACCACCCTGGGTGCAAGAGCCGAACAGGTTTTGCAGGGCGATGAGGGTCATGGTGGTTGTAGTTGAGTCGATCTGTGAGTTCCACCATGTATTACCTGAGTGAGCGATGGCACCGTATTGGGAGTTGATCGTGCCATTGTCCACAGCTTGACGGAGGCCGATAATGTCGGTGGCGTTGGTGCCGTCCGACCACAGGCCCGAGCCGAGGTTGTCCGACATATCCATCTCGGCCTGCTTGAATTGGGTGGCTACAAAGTCGGCAATAGCCAATGGACTGTCTGCCCTAAGCAGGGTCAAACCATCGACGGTGACCGGGGTGTAGTATTGCGCCCACGGGAAGGCGGCATTCTGCACCGTGTCAGAGGGCGTGATGGTCAGGAGTTGGTAACCCTGGTACGAACCGCCCGCAGACATACGGGAATACATGAGTGGCTGTTCGATTTGGGTTCCGCCCTGTTGGGTGAACTTGTTGTTGTGATACCAACGGTAGAACAGGACATTTGAGTTGTAGACGTTATCGACAATCCGGGGAAGGATAAGACGACGGGACAACGCGGTGACGGTATTGGTGCCGATAGGGGTAACGGCCATCTCTGCTCCTATTTATCGGCCTAGACCGTTCTCGGCCAAGGCGTCTGCGAATTGCTGTACCATATCCCGGTCACTTGTGAATGTGGGTCGGGATTCAGTCTTAGGGGCAGATTTCGGCGCACCTGAAATAGAACTCAGGCGTTGCTTACGGGTTGTTGACTTTTGAGAGTTGGAAGGAGTCTTTAGTTCGGGGTTCTCTAGCTTTAGCCGCATATCGGCATTGGCCCATGCCGCCACTTCCATCGCACGGTAAAGGGCTTGGACTGGCGGGAGAGTGCGAAGCATTCCATCTACAAGAGGACCGGCCTCTTGGCGGATTTGGGTAATGTCATCTTCGTTGAGGTTGGGAAACGTTTGGGTAAACTCGGAGAGTGCCGAGTTCATATCGGCGTTGGCTTGCCGTTGTACGTCACGCTCACGGTCAGCTTGGAGTTGTTGGAATACACGATTGTCCCGCTGGTCCCGATCAAAGATGGCCCGTTGAGTCGCAACATGACTCTCCCACATGAAACGCTGCGATGGCTCATCTAGGTCAAGGAAGTCGGGAAGTTCAGGAGGTATGAACTCTACCTCTGCCGGTGAGGCTTCCTTGGTGGCTTCGGGAACAGCGGGAGATGTTTGTCGGGGTCGTGTGGCCTCGGCCACTCGTTGGGCTGCGTCGGGATTGTCGCGTAGGTAACGGTCGAATTGATACAGTCGCTCAATCTCAGAGCGGGGCCATTGCTCACCATTGATAGTGAAATAGTCCTGGGCTTCTGCACCTGGGGCGTCAGGTTCTTCAAGAGGTTCTGAGGGTTCCTCGTCGGGGGGTTCGGGGGGTTCGGTGGGTTCTGACTCACCTGAATCCATGTATTGGGCCAAAGGGACTGACTCATTCGATTCCTCCAATGATTTGAGGAATGCTTCCATATCATCTTCGGATACAGAAGGTTCGACAAACATGGCGTTTGGGTCGTTGGAGGTATCGGTCATTGGCCTGCAACGTCACTGAGGACGCGCCGTAGTTCGTCAGGGTTGGGAGAAAGGCCCGGTGACATACCACCGGGAATGGGTCCGCCTGGGGCCGCATTAGAGGGCATGGCCGAGTTTGGGGCACCCCCACCCGCAGGTCCAGCCGCAGGAGAGAGGCCAGGGGGTGAACCGGGGGAGGATGGGGGTCCAGGCGGTCCACCCCCCGGCGAACCGGGCATACCGGCAGGGGGAGAACCAGCCATCCCCCCACCGGCAGGCCCACCGGGACCGGCTGCCCCACCGGGACCGGGACCAGCTTGGCGTTGACGATGGGTTGCCATTGCACCGAGCATCGCCAAGCCGAATTTCACATCGGCGTCAGGAGCGGACAGTCCAGCCGCGATGGCCTGTGACGCATTGGAAAGTGCGTCAGACCATGTTGCAGGAGAACTATCCTTTTGCGCCACTAGGGCCGCTCATCCTTTGGGGGTGAGGACGTGCGCCGTGTCATGTTGCAGTCAGAGCCATAGGAACCTGAGTTCGTCTGACCTTGGAGTTGCACGTTGGTCTTACCGGACTTGCCGGAGTAGTTGGATGCTGTACGTTGGTCGGGCATTAGACTTCATCTCCATTTTCTTCTTCGTCCCCGTTTTCCTCAACGGGTGGTGGTGCTTCTTCCTCTACAGGTGCGACAGGTTGCGTCTGCTCGCCCTGGTCATTGGCGACACGGACTTCGGTGACATTGTGGCCGTCCGCTTGGAGTTGACTCACGGTGGAGTCAATAACTTCGGACAGGTCAGGGTTGTCCGTATCAAATACGAACGTGAGAACATGCTGCATTACTGGCTCCTTTGTGTTAGTTCCCATTCAGGCATACCGTTGTGTCCAGGGTACGATATGCCTGTATTGGACTTAACCCGGTGGGAGAAGTCCTAGCGGGCTACTTCCGCTTCCGGCGTCCGCCGTGATGACGACCTCTGCGTGCCATTCTCCCACCCCCTTTCCGCTTTCCTTGTTCAGATGGGGATTCTTTTTTACCTGTGACTGATGACCGTCCATGTGCCCATGCTTCTGCGATATTCGGATGATTCGCCCATAGATAGCGGCGTTGGTTCTCCGACTTAAAGGGCACTAACGGTTGGACCCCCTACTCTTGGCCCGAAACTTGGCAAGGTGTGATGGCTTGCCTCGGGCCATACCGTGGGTCCGCTTGGA